CAATAGTGTCAACTGGAATCGTAACAGCAATTATGTAAGCTAGTACTAACCGCCATATTCCAATGTCATAAATAAAAACCATTGAAAGCAAACACCATGAATTAAGGGAAGCGTGCAGAATGTTTGCGTGAAAAAATGGGTACAATACACGTCCGGCAATATCACTTCCTGCGTAAATGCCTACAGTTTGCCAATCCCATACTTTGAAAAATGACAAACCTACAACAATAGTAGAAATTACAAGAGCCGTAATCTTTTCCATTTTTCTTGTATCCATTGTTTTCTTGCTTTACATACCATTACTTTTGCACTGCCTGGCGTAAGGTAGAATTTAGGAGCAGGTTGTGCAATAACTTTGGCGCACAGTTCGGAAATAGTTAATTCAGGACATTCTTCTTGAAGCTTAAATACCCGATTATAAATTTCTTCATACATCTCTTTTTTCAATGGGCACATTGTGCTCAAATCTGTTTTACCTCTCATCATTGCAGAAATAATCAATGCAGCACGTATGTCACTAACCCAAAAGCGGCGAGAGGGCATATTGACTATTATTTTGTATACCTCGGACATACGGATATAGTCGCATGATGAAATGTATTCATCGTATGCTCTCATTAAATCGTCCATACGTTCCTTTGAGTATTCCATTATAGCGCCTTTATGCTTCATTTTTCTATTTATCTATGTTCCAAAGTTATAGATTGGAGCGTAAAAAGATAAACGTGGAATCCTTCTTTCCCTCGCTATTTTTGCTTTGTAGATAAAGACTAAAATTTATTTTTCTCACATTATACCTAATAATATGGAAGTTAAGAGCAATCGCGAGCGATACACAGATCGATTGAAAGCAAAGTATCCCGATAAAGAGTTTGCCGACGACGAGGCATTATTCGCTCAAATTAACGATGAATACGACGGTTTGGACAAAGAATTGTCTGGCTATAAAGAACGGGAAAAAGCACTTTCCGATCTTTTTGCGAGTAATCCACGTAGTGCAGCATTTCTCACTGATTGGCGTAAAGGGGAGGACCCAATCATCGGTATGATACGCAAATTTGGTGATGATTTTAAAGCTGCACTTGAAGACCCAGAGAAGCAAGAAGCTCTTGCTGCTGCCAACAAAGAGTATGCGGAACGAATAACCAAAGAGAAGGAGTTTGAAGAACAGTATCAGCAGAACATTAATGCGACTCTTTCTACTCTTGAACAAATGCAGCAGGAGGAAGGTATTTCTGATGATGAAATAGATCAAGCAATGGAGTTTCTGATTGGAATTATGAAGGACGGACTTCTTGGTAAATTCACTCGTGATAGTATTCAAATGGCTATCAAGGCTATCAAACATGATAGCGATGTAGAAACAGCCAGTCATGAGGGAGAAGTGAAAGGACGTAATAGTAAGATTGAGGAAAAACTACGCAAAGGGAGCAAGAGTGACGGTACTGCTAATCTTGCAGGAAAGAATGGAGGTGGTAATGCAGGCTCACGACAAATGCCAGATCTTGGTGCAATAAGTCGATATGATGGTGCACAAAATATTTGGGAACGTGGAGGCGAAAAACGTAGGTCAATAAACAAATAAAGATACACAATTCATTTATTAACAATTAAAATTTCAAGCAATGAAGAAAGTAATGAATTTCTTTTGTCGCATTACGCTAATGATATTAGCGTTTGTGACGAGTGCATCAAGCGGTGTCATGATGGCTGACGCATCAAACCTGCCAGATGCAGGTAAAATGACAGCCGGTGCAGACGGTACGGGTGGAACAGATGGTATTGCCACAGAAACCGGTGGTCGTGAAAATGGAGACCCGAATTTTTACTTAAGCGATGTAGATAAGCGCATTGTGAAAATTCGTCCGATGGCGACACCTATTGATCAAATTAGTCGTTATGCGAAATCAAGTAGTACTAATTCTTTTGAGGTGAAGTACTATAGTGTGGGTACACGCGAAATAAAGTGTAGTACTAATAAAAAATTGGAAGCAATGACGGGTGGTGCAAGTGTTTCTTTGCCAGTGAGTGATCTGAATATGTTCACATTGGATGACACTATCCGTGTGGTAGGTGTAAGTGCTATTACTAAACCGGATGGGACTGCATATTCAGAAAGTGACAGCAATGTTCCTGACCTTGAACTTTGTGTGTGCGGAAAGGATAGTTCAACTAATTTGCCGACAGTCTATGCAGTAAATGGGAAAATGGATGATTCAAGCAAGCAACCCATTCTTTTACCAGAGATTCCGCAAGGAACGACTCTTGTCCGTATGGGAAAGGCCTGTGGTGAACTGGATGTGCAGACTGGGCGTTTCAACAATATTCCTATGCCGGAAACACAGTACTGTCAGAACTTCATGATACAGGTAGAACAGTCTACCTTTGACAAGATTGCTGCCAAAGAAGTGAATTGGAACTTTTCCGATATTGAAGAAGATGGCGTATATGATATGCGCCTTGCCATGGAGAATACCTACTTGTTTGGCGTTAAACAGGTTATCAAACATGTTGCCAAGGACGGTATGAATACCTGGTTTACAGGGGGAATCTGGTGGATGGCAGGAAAGGATATCGAGGTTGGTGAATGGAACAGCGAAAAGAACTGTGCCGAGATTACTGATGAAAATCTCGTGGATATAACCAAAGACCTTTTTGTCGGTACTGGTATCGGTAATAAGCGTAAGATTTTATTCTGCGGAAGTGATATGCTTTCGGCATTCTCCAAGATTAAGAGTGAGAAATTTCGTTTGAAAGATACCGTTGAGGTTTGGAACTTGAAATTTAAATCTTGGGATACTGACTTCGGAGAAGTTCTTACCATTCATCATGAATTATTTGATGTGAATGGTATGAGTGATTGCGGTTTTGCCATGGATCCGGAATACCTTTCCAAGAAAACCCACGTGTCTTGGGCACGCAATGTGCTTGACTTGAAGAAAGCGGGTATTCGTCGTACCGATGCAGTAGTGATTCAGGAAGTAAGTTGCTTATATCTGCGTTATGCAAAGGCACATGCGCGTATGAGACTTGCAAAGGCACCTGCAACAGTAGAAGATAGTGGTTCAGAAACTGCTTAATTAGAGTATAAATAAATCAAATTATTAATCGGGGGATGGGATAGAAATCCTATCCCTTTTTTAATTCATTCGACAATATGATTATTAAAACTTACATAGCGAACACCAATATTAGTATTAATGTTGTGCTTCCAAGCAAAAAGAATTTTCATATAACGTTTACTCCCTTGTCAAATGGTAGTAGTGTATTTACCACAGATAATGAAATCTTACAAAGGTCAATAGAGAGACATTACAACTTTGGAAAGTTGTTTAGACTCCAAACTTCACAGGGGCAAAGTGCTGAAAGAAAGGCGACAGACAAACAAAAGGTTACTTCTTTAAAGAATCAGAAAGAAATTCCGGCTGTTGAGAATGTAGACAAGACTGAATTGGATAACAACGAGAACGTTGAGCAAAACGGAGAGACGGAAGATAACGCAGGGGCAGGGAATGATGAAACTGTTTGCAAGGTCAAAATGAGTGATATTGCAGCTGCTAAGGATTATCTTGCTGACAAATTCGGTATCAGCCGTACTTCTATGCGTTCTACTAAAGCCATTCTGGAACAAGCTGCAGCTCATGGAATAGAGTTCGAAGGATTGTAATAATAAAGTAATAGCGTATGACGGTATATCATCTTGACGAGATAGCTGGAGATGTTCGTATAGCACTTGACCAAAACACAACGAGTGATGTATTGAAAGAAATTGGTGATGTAGACACGCTTGCATTAAACGACATCATTAAATCAAAGATTATTGAGGCTGTAAAACGTGTGCACAGTTCTGCACCTCCTTATCTACTCGATGGAGGACATAACTTCGGAGATGAGGTGTATTGGCAGAAATGTGAAAGTGGTTGGGTGTTATTGCCGGAGGATTTTATGCGTTTTGTTGTTTTCCAGATGAGCGATTGGGAGCGTGCAGTATTCTATCCTATAAATGTCGACGATCCTGAATACGAGAAGCAATCTTCCCGGTTCAAAGGAATACGTGGCACTACACAACGTCCTGTATGTGCTATTTCTATACGACCAGAGGGGAGGGTATTAGAGTTTTATTCTTGTAAAAGTCAGGATGCAACGGTCAGTCGTGCGGTTTATCTTCCTTATCCCAAGATAGACAAATACGGTGCGATAGAGATTTGTCAGCGATGTTATGACGCGGTGGTATATACTATTGCCGCATTAGTATTAACAACGTTCGGTGATGTGGAGAAAAGCTCTGCATTGAACGAATTAGCTAAATCAGTATTAATATGAGTTCGATAAAATCAACACAGATAGATGGTGATGTTTCCGTCAGTCGTAATGCGGCAGTAGGTGGAGATGTTACCGTCCAAGGTAAAACCCATTTAAAAGGAAACGTAAAAATAGAGGGGTGGCTTGAGGCAAAGAATATCAAAGCAGCTAGTAAAGGTCTCTTTACTACTATTGAAAAATTGAAAGCAGCCTACCCGTTTCCGCATGACGGTTGGTGGGCACTTGTCGGGCTTTCCTTACCTGCTCCTATATACGTGGGTGATGGAGGCGAGTGGGTTCCAACTGGACAGACAGGTGGTAATCCTTCTATAGACAGTGGTAAATTTAACGAAGCTGTTGAAAAGCTACAAGAAGATATTACTAAATTACAAGATGATGTATCGGATATAGAGGATAAAAATAACTCGCAAGATACTAACCTTACTACACTTGGGAATAGTGTCAATTCTTTGCAGGAACAGGTAAATACAACCAAAGACACCGCCAACAAAGCAAGTGCCAAAGCGAATGAGGTAGGAAACCAATTGAATGACTTTAAGGGAACGAAAGGAGAAAATGGTGGTATTGCACCTCTTAATGAGTATGGAAAAGTACCTAGCCGTTATTTACCGGCTTCTATGGATGATGTGAAAGATTTCGACGGTTTCGTGGAAAAAGTGGTTGTTCAACCATCGTCTATCGGGAAAAGTTCAACGGATGATGGATGTAAGATTTACTACCATAAGGACACCGATTCGCTTGTTCTTTTCTATGACGGTGTATATTACAACAACTGGCTGGATTCCGAATTGTTTGGAAATGAAACTATTGACGGGATAACTCCTGTTTCGGATAAGGTGTATTCTGACACAATTACAAACAAGACTTATCGTTGGAGCGGTTCGGCACTTGTTATCATTGGTTCAGACCTCGCCCTTGGCTATACAAGTTCGACCGCATTTCCGGGCGATGAGGGTGCGGATTTGAAGCAGAAAAAGCCAATGAAGATATTACGGAAAACAAGAACGTATTGTTGTCCCATTACAAACAGATAGTAGCACGAAGCGTAGTAAATGTGAACCAACTCTTTGGACTTACTAATCGTAAGATAACATTCTCGGTGGCTCTTGATAGATGTGCGACATCCGAATATGCTGAATCTTTGCAAATACCAGGTATTGTGCTTACCTTTCAGACTGAAGCAGGTTGGCAGTCCAAACAATGGGTTATCACTGATGATTGGAATAAGGAAAGCAACTGGACGGACTTCGGAGCTTCCAACGGAGAAAGCGTTGGCAACACAATCAATGTAAACGCCCTGTGCAAAGATGTGGAATATACGCTATCCACCGCCATAAAAGCAATTATTGACCTTGAGCAAGAGAGCGGAGTGGCATACATTAAGAGCGGTATTGTAGTGACATTCAAGACTGCAGAGAGCGACACCAACGGTGCACCTGTATGGCTTGCCTATCAATTTACACGAGAAGTAAGCGATGTAAACCCGGATGATTTGAAGCCGTGGGTAGCCTTTGGAAACGGAGGTGGCAAGGTGGAAACATCGGACACCCCAGCAGAGGGAGGAAAAGATGCACTTTCAACAGGCGGTGCTTACGCGATGCAGGAAAAAGCAATCGCTGGTTTTGACGAGGAAAGCGATGAGGATTATATCTACTACAAAGCTGTGAACCTGAATGGTGGACAAATAGAAGATGTGATACTGAAAATACCTAAGAACGGAGGTGGAGGTGGTTCCAGCGAGGACAGTACCCTATCCATTTATTTTGAGGATGTCGCTCCCATTGTAGCGTTCGGTTCTGACATAAAAATTAATGTGGCCCTACGTAGTGTGAGTTATCCGGGAGGTGTAGAAACACTTGGCGTTATCCGTAATGTGAGCATAATTGATGCAAGTACGGGACTAACCCTATTTAGCGAGGACATGAATATCGTAGGTTCTGCAAGTGCCACAGACTACAAGTTTGAACTTGACTTTACTGGCTATTTCAGCGGAGCGGCGAGCAAGAGTTTCTTTGTGCAAGCTACAGATGCTGACGGAAATACTAAGAAGAAAGCCATTACAGTAGTAGCCGTGGACATCACCGTGGAGCAGCCTATGGCATTGAACTACACAAGTGACACTGTTCTTACCGTAGGTGGATCCGCCAAGAACATCGGACAGTTTTATAAATTTCCCAATAACACATCATCCATACTTGCGACCGTGGAAATGTACTACAACGGAGAATGGAAGAAACTCGGTGAAGCAATGGTAAGCGACAGTTATACCAAGAGTATATCCGTAAATCCGAACGATGTGTTTGGTGGTGGTGAACGGCTCTCGCATGGTGCATATCCTGTGCGTATCTTCGGTACGGAAAGCAAGTCGGGGGTAAAAGGCAATACCATCTATTCAGCTCTTATGTGCATAGACGAGAATAATAGCACACCTATTGTCGCCCTCCGTTTCAATGACAAGAACAATGGTACATTGCGTCTGTATGACAATCTGACCGTAGAAGTAGCTGCCTATACACCTGACAAGACAGAAACGCATATTGATGTCTTCTATGATGAAGAAAAGGTTACTTCTGTTGATGCCATGATTGCTGAAACGATTACCGTGAACAAGCAGATAAGCGGCTATAAGGCGGACGGAAGCCAAAGTATTACTGTACACGCTGAAAGTGGAAGTGTCAGCACCAATGAAATAGAAGTGACGGTTAAAGGAAGTGCCATTGACATTGCCATCAAGGACGGTGCTTTGTTTGGGTATGACTTCTCCACACGAAGCAACAGTGAAAGTGACCACACCATTATCAACAATGGGGTAAAGATGGAAATCAAAGGTGCGAACTGGTCAAGCAACGGATTTATAGACTATCTGAACGAACGCTCTTTGCGCATTGCCGAGAATGTGACAGCCGAGATATTGGATTACCGTCCTTTCGGAAATCCGTCCGTAGAAAGTGCTAGTGGTTGTGCTTTCCAATTCGCTTTTGCGACCAAGAACATCAAGGAAGCCAGCTCAAAACTCATAGAGTGTTACGATGCCGACAGCGGTGCCGGATTCTATGTATGCGGAAACAAGGTTGCTATTTTCTGCAAAACAGGTCAGCCGGCATTGGTAGAACGCTCTTTTAAGAACGGAGAAAAGCACACTATGGCTATCGTTGTAGAGCCTTCAACTATCTTTGTAACCCGTGGTGGCAGCAACTATTCATGCATGAAGCTGTATTTAGATGGCGAAGAGGTGGGCTGTATAGGATATATCAGTAACAGCGGAGCTATTCTCAACTCAAAGACTGTCACTTTTGACGGAACAGAGGGAGACCTATACCTTTATTACATCCTTGCTTACAACAGTTACTACGAGTGGGCACAGGCATTTAGAAATTACTTGTGCAAACTGACCGACACAACGGCGATGATTGATGAATATGAGAGGGAGAATTTGCTTGATACGCAAAACCGTCCGACTCTTGAATCTCTTGCCACCAAAGGTATCCCTTACTATGTAGTTGTGAATGATCAGCAGACTTTTGACACCTTTGACGGAGATATTGACACGAGCAAGAAGTTCAAATGCACACTATTCTACTATGATCCCAAACGACCTTGGCGCAGCTTCAAGGCTATCAATGTGCAATGGCGCAGACAGGGAACGACATCGGCAAAGCGCCCTATCAAGAATGACCGTTTCTATCTTCAGAAGAATGACGGTTGGAAAGTTTCTCCTATCTATCCGGAATATACCAACGAAGATGCAAAGGTTTCGTATGACCTGATGAAATTAGGCTATGTACGTGTAGGCGAGAATTCTATACCTGTGAAAATCATCACGGTAAAGGTGGACTACTCCGATAGTAGCAATGCCAATGACTGCGGAGTTTGTAACCTTATGAATGCTACATATCGTGCCCTTGGCAACAACTATCTGACTCCGGCACAACGTGCCTTTGACGGAACATGGGTAAAAGGAGACATATCATTGAGCGGATTGACGATGAACCATTCGACTGCCAACCACCCGATTGCCGCATTCCGTTCGACTATGGAAAGTCTTACCGATGCTTGGTTCCATGCCAAAGGTAATTGGAAAGAGGATAAAGGCGAGCAGGTGGCACTCGGTTTCAAAGACACACCCGGCTACAACAAAGGGTGTTTGAACTATGGCGACTTCATCGAATACTTCGGTAGAAGAGACGAAACCCTTGATGAAATTGAATCACGCTTCAAGAGCGATAGTACCACAGACAAAAGTAAACTCTATATGCTCTCCCTTTATTGTGGCGAGAACTACCGCTTTATGGCATACGAGAGCGGTGCTTGGACTGTACAAAGCGGAGAAATGAAGCAGGTAGATGGCGAGTGGCAGATAACAGGTAAGGTGTTGAATCCTGTAAGCGGTTATGAGCTGCTGACTTATGATGCCATGAACTGGTGGCAGGGAGTGGGAAGCATTGATGACATGATGGAACCGACCACGGCAGAATCATCGTGGGTAACAAAACTGAAACTCGGACAACCGACCTATCCGATGTGGACACGCTACTTCGAGTGTATGATAGACGATGACCAACTGCAAATAGACTTGGCTATGGGACGCAAAGTGCCTTACGACTTGTTTAACGTGTTGGTGTTCTGTGACAGTTGCGACTATGCCAAGGAGGAACTTAAAGACACTTGGAAGGAGATTTGGAAAACGAAGATGTGGAAGTACATAAATCCGTACAGCCTTGTGTCGTACTATCTCTTTACGGACTACCTTGCCGCCGTTGACCAACAGGCGAAGAATATGCAACCTATGTGGTTCTTGGAGGACGGTTGCAGCGTGAAAGACGGAGTATATAGCGGAGCAAACGGTATGGAAGCCAGAAGAATGTACTGCAACAAGGTGTATGATTGTGATACCTGTAACGGCAAGGACAATGACGGTGGCCAGACCATTGATCCGGAGGTTGACCCTGGCGACTTGACGAGTAGCGCGTACGCAGGACGAGGCAGCGTGTTGTGGAACGACATACGCGGACAGCAGACTATGGAGGTGGATCAAAACGGTAACACCATTACGCTTTCGGCTATCGCTGACACCATGCGTTCACTTCCGGACACGCTCGGCATTGGTTCGGGGCCATTCTCTCCGAAAGGTGCGCTCCATTACTTCGTTACGGAAATATTGAAGAAGTGGCCAAAAGTGGTGTCAAGTTACGACGGAGAGCGTAAGTACATCAAATACACCGGATACAGCGATATTTATTTCTATGCTTTGCAGGGATTGGGACTTACTTCTTTACCGGCGTTCATCGAACAACGTTGGAGAATCCGCGACGGCTACTACCGTTGTGGCGACTTCAAAGCAGAGAGCGGTTATATAGGCGGTCGTATCGGTGCGAAAGAGGGGGCGGTTATTCGTTTTAAGGCTGCAAAGACAGGCTACTTCGGAATTGGTAACGACAGTGGAAACATCACGCAGGGCATCTATCTGAAAGCAGGAGAAGAGGGTGTGTTCAGTAATTTCCAACATGGCGAGAACATCATGCTCTACATCTATCAAGCCGACCGTATGAGTATGATTGACTTGAGTGAAATCAGCATTGACCCTCAATTCGGTAATACATTGTCGAAGATGGTGTTGTTGCAGGAACTTTTCCTTGGTAGCAACACGCACGGAGATTGGACGATGTCGCCTGGTAACACTGGCTATATGACCAATCTTGATTTGGGCGATATGCCGTTCTTGCGGGTATTCGATGTGCGGCATACGGAACTATTGAGCGTTAACGCATCGAAGTGTCCACGTTTGGAGAAAGTATATGCGGATGGCACAGGGTTATCGACCATAGACCTTGCAGAAACTGCTCCCATTAGTACATTGACGCTGCCCGATACGATGACGGAACTTGTATTGAACAATTTGCCAAACCTGACTTATCCCGGAGGACTTACGCTAGGAGGTGTAGGCAAGGTAGCAAAGATATTCGTAAATGAATGTCCGTATGTGGATGCTATGACACTTTTAGAGCAGATAATTAATGCGAGTGCGATCAGAACTGTACGTATTCCTAATGTAAATGCAACTGCTAGTGTTGATTTGTTACGTTCTATAAAGGATAGTGGAGCAATTGGGCTTGATGCAAACGGGAACGCATACGATGAGAGTGGACAATGTAGTGGTATTACAGGACGTTGGATATTGAGTGAACTTGTAGAAGAGAGTGAAGTAAATGTCCTTACTGCATATTTTCCACAGTTAGAGCTCCATAATTCGCAATTTTCTATTGTGAAAATCAATGATGTTGTGGATAACGATTCATGTGAGAAGTACAGCAATCCTGAAAACAAGACAGGTGAAGACTACGGTAACACATATATTCCTAGTGGGCATACTCTTGCTATAAAGAAAGGTTGCCATGCTTTTAAATGCTCGTTCAACACGAAGAAGAATCAAATGGAAGGTGTACAGTTGAGTGATACAGACTTTAATTATCTGAAAGATGGTAGTAGCTTTGATGTTGCAGATACGGCAGGGGAGGGTTTTGATATATTTTGGCATGCTCCTCACTATTGGTATAAGGGCGTAAATGATTATAAGAACCAAGTGAAGTATTTTATTACTTCTGTTACGGAAAACGAGCCTATTTCAACTGCATTACATAGCAAGAAGGCTAAACTTTCTGAACTTCTGTACAAGGAGAACACTGGAGTGTATGCGAATGATGCTGTTATTGGTGAGGTTATGAGTGAGGATGTTATATCTACAGCTTCTAATACTAACAGCTATAAGATGGACGTAAAAGGTATGAAGCAGGTGAAATGGCCGGGATTGAATCATGCGCGACTAGGTGGTGTATTCACTGATGAAAGTAATTGTGTACTTGGTATATTCATTATGTCCGTAAGTCATACGTATTTTGACTTTTCTATAGGTGAGTGTGTATTCTGCGATGTACCTAGCGGTGCAAAATGGTTCTATTTTACTTCTTTTCGCGACATTGGTGATGTAGAGTGTCTTTCTGTGGATAGTGCTAGCATTGAGGCTCTTGAGCCGGAATGGATTGAACATACAGTAGGTGATAATGACAGTCTTGTAGGTGTTTATCCTATTACTATTGACGGTTTGAAGATGCCACGAAGTCTTTCTGGCGAGGTACGCTCAAAGAAAGGTAATGGTACATCCACTACGTCAGGTGAATGGAAATACGACAGTAGTGGTAATCCTATTGAGATGCCGATTGCTACCTTAAACTACACAGCAAAGGATTTCCAGAATATTTCCCGTTTGAGAGGTGCAGGTTACCAATTACAGGATTATGAACAACACAAAGAGATTAGTAATCTTTGGTGGGCATTAAACGGAACAACCAACGAACAATCTGTAGTCGGTAATGGAGGACATGACGCTATTTTAAATAAGCTGGATTCCATTGGCATGGCAGATAGTAGTAATGCTGGCAATTCCCTTAATTCTATACTTGGTTTGAAGCATTATGTAGGCTGTGATTCAGAGTGGATGGATTATATTGCATTTAATATCCCAAGTTATGAAACATTCTACAAAGCAAAATGTATTGATACTGATAGTTCGTATCCTTCGGATTATATAGCTCATATTTATGATCCTGTGAAAAAGACTGAACGTACAGTGAAATCAGTTGAATCTTCCAATGCAAATTGTGTGGTACGCTTGGTGCATGGAGCAAAATGCGATGTTTTGCCAAGCAGGGTTCATAATGCAGATACAAGTAAGTATGTTACTCATTATGCGGCTGGTTATTGGATCAATAGTAGCAAAGGCCGTTGTGTTTTGCGGTCTGGCGGCAACTCGAATGCGAACAGCGGTCTCGCTTGTGCGTACGCGAGCCATGCATCTTCGCACTCGAACACGAGCTTCGGGGCGCGGCTGGCCTTCCGCGGAAAATTCGTAATAATTGAATAGAGCGATGCTCGTTTTTGCGAAAAAAGCGTCAGAGGGAGAGTCGACCAACGGGAGACTGCTCCCTCTCTCTTTTTCTAATGTAGGTTGGGTAATATATTATAGAGCAGCATGAATATTTGTGCCTTAAAATGTTCTATATATGGAACATTTTTTGTATCTTTGCAATGCAATAACAAGGTATGGAATTGAAAGCAAGATTCAAAGTGATAATGTCAAGCGAGGCAGATGCCTTTCTTGATACTTTGCGCCAAGACATTAAAGACAAGATTGTTTATAATGTAGATAAGGTTGCCAATGGATATATGGATAAAGACCTTTTTAAAAAATTGGATGGTACGGATATTTGGGAGTTCCGCACTCTTTATAAAGGTATTCAATATCGTTTGTTGGCTTTTTGGGATACTGATGCGGAAACATTGGTTATTGCTACGCACGGATTCGTCAAAAAGACACAAAAGACCCCAAGTAAAGAGATTAACAAAGCGGAAGCTATTAGAAAATTGTATTTCAACTCAAAAAAATAGTGATATGGAAACGATTAAATTTTATACCCTTGATGAAGTTAAGGATAAGCACATTGGGAAAGTCGGTACACCACATAGGGATAAATATGAGGCTGAATTGCAGTCGTTCCTTATCGGTGAGGCTATTAAGAAAGCCCGGAAATCCCAAAATATGACACAGGAGGAACTAGCCCAGAAGATTGGTGTTCAGCGTGCACAGGTGTCGAAAATAGAAAGTGGTAGGAATCTGACCCTTTCGACTGTTGCGCGTGTATTCAGAGCAATGGGGATGGAGGCCTCTTTAAGTATTGCAGGTTTTGGAAGTATAACTCTTTAAAACATAGAAGGTGGACAATCCCACGCGCCGTTGTGTTTTGCGGTCTGGCAACAACTCGAATGCGAACAGCGGTCTCGCTTATGCGAACGCGAACAATGCATCTTCGAACTCGAACACGAACTACGGGGCGCGGCTGAAATTCTGTTGGTTAAACTAATCGGAGACTCTATATAAGGTACGAGATTACCACCGATATTCTCCGAGGGATTAGAACCTCGGCAACAGCATAATAATATAATATATATTTTATGGAAAGCCGGAACATAACATTAACCATATGTGGGGAGTGGCTTTACTTC